CGTTGTTCTCGCAGATGAAGGCTACGGGCAGTTTGTGCAACGCGGCGAAGTTCAGCGACTCCCAGAAAACCCCTGCTTCCGTACCCCCGTCCCCGACGCAGCAGACCGCGATAGCCTTTGAGCCGTCGAGCTTCAAGGCGTAGGCCGTGCCAATAGCCGCCCCAACGAGTCCACCAACGATGGCCGAAGCGTGGAAATTGATGCTCTGATCGCTGATTCCCTGAGACCCTGAGAATCCCTGGTTCAGTCCTGTTTCCAGGCCGTGTATTTCGTCCCATAGCTTTTGCTCAGATCCTCCCTTGGCTAGATAGTGGCCGTGGTTGCGGTGGGTCGAGAATAGCCAATCCTCTTTCTCGATGTTGTCGTGGATGTCGGCGGCGACTCCTTCCTGCCCAAGACACAAATGGACAGGCACGAAGATGTTTTTCATGTCCGCAAGCAGTCTTTGCTCGAACTGTCTCACCCGCTGAGCAAACATTTCGTTCATGCGGAAAAAGAAAGGCTTTGAAGGCTTTTCACCCGGTAGCATGAGTCGGACTGTTTGTGACCCGCTCGTAGCAGATCGTCTATGGCATCTTCCACGCCGAAGCGTGGCATGAAGCCGGCACGAGAAAGCTTTGCATTGCTCATCCGATAGCTTCGCCGGTCCTTGGATTGCATTCTGACTATCAGTGCTTTAACACGCTCGCCCACAAGAAAAGCGATTTCGTCGCCGGTCATGTTCTCCGCGCAGGCATTCCAGATTCCTATAAGCCAGGGACGTTCCAGCATCCAGGCGAACAAATCCGTCAAATCCTGAATGTGGATGTTCGGCCGGTACTGATCGCCGTTGGCAACTTCAATTCGGCCGCAGAGAGCGGATGCAACCATGCCGTTCACAGTAATATCCAAACGTTGATTCGGTGACACCCCGCAGCAGGTTCCCGGCCGGATGATCTGAATCACGAGGTCTTTTTCATAGGAGAGCAGAACGCGCTCTGCCACGGCCTTTGACTTGTTGTAGTCGGTGAGCGGTACAAGCGGGTGGTCTTCCGTCACCTCGACGGCGTTCGAGATGCCGTAGACCGACCCGCTGGAGGCATAGAGAAATTGCGTGGCTCCATGACGGATGGAGGATTCTACGAGCGTTTTCATGCCCAGAGCATTGACTTCCCATGTCACGGAAGATCTGAGCGCACCGGCTGAGTCATTCGGGATGTTGGCAAGATGAATTACTGCTTCGGCTTTGATCGCGTGCGGTTCCCTGATGTCTCCCTGAACGATACTTAGATTGCGATGCGGTTCCAGAGTGTTTCCAAACCACATCGTATCCAGCACCGTCACGTGATGACCTGTGAGAAGCTTCGGCACGAGTACGGAACCGATGTAGCCGCAGCCGCCGGTTACGAGGATGTGCATTCGATCCTTTCCAGTAGGCTTGAAGTCGTTCTTGGATGCGGGTCGGTAAATCTGATCTCGATATTGTGGGCCTTGCAGTATTCAAGTTCTTCAGGCAGGAGCTTTGACTGATGATCGTCGCCCTTGCAATAAACTGCGGGTTGCCATCGTTTCAGCGATACCAGATAGTCGCAGCATTCGACTACACCAACGAACGGAAGCGCTAGCAGCATTTCCATCCGTTCATCCTCAGAAACAATGGGCCGGCGTTTTTCCTTCTCCGCTTGAATATCCGGTGTCACGCTCACAACGAGAAATGTGCCCATTGTGGATGCCTGCCTCAAATGATGCAGGTGCCCGACATGCAGCAGATCGAACGTTCCTCTACAAAGGACTACCACGCAATTCCCTCAACAAATCATGTCCAATACGTACTTGTGCTTCTTCAGCGTGCTGCATGTCTTCACCGCGCTCGTTGCCGAAAATCCGCTCGACCTCCATCCCTGTTTTCTCGGCCTGCTCGATAGCCATGAGAATGTTTGGAGACCTGCCGGAACCGGATAGTGCAATCAGCAGATCGCCTTTCTCGCCGACTACACCTATCCATTTCGCTATCGCCCTATAGTAGCCATGGTCGTTCGCAAACGCCGTGAGAGTCGCAGGGTCCATCGTGAACGCCCGCACCCCGCACGACAAAAGATCGTTCTGGATGTGCATTGCATTGGCATAACTTCCACCATTGCCGACGATATAGACTCTGGCGGCTTTTCTGATTCGTTCTGCGAGATTCACGCTCCCCCGTGCTCCTTCAGATAAGCTATCAACGCTTCCTTGGTCACGCTCTGCCTGTGCCCAATGATTTTGGTCTTCAAAGCCCCTGCCGCGTTCCCGATCAGGAGCAGATCTTCCATCCCTCCAGTTTTGGCCATGGGAGCGGTGACGGCAAAGAACGCATCTCCGGCTCCCATCGTGTCACGGACCAGATCGGTATGCGACTTGCAATGGTAGAAATTGCCGTTCTCGTACCCGTAAGCCCCGTTTGGACCGTGGGTGACGACAAACTTCTCGCATCTTCCATGTGCGAGTTTGTGAATCACGTCCTCGATATGGCTTTCCCGGTCTGAAGCCGCAAGCCTTGCTTCCGGTTCGTCAATGACGATGTAATCAACCTTTGGATATTTCGTGATGAGGTTGAAACCGATGTTCGAGGAGTTGGTCTGCGCCGACACAGCCACGTACTGCAACTCCCAAAGCCTTGCAATCCTTGCAATCATTTGTCCGTTGATCGCCCCGTGCCCGAAGTCCGTAATCACAACAGCGTCGTATCCCGTGGGGATATCCCGGTCGATCTTGCAGGACGCCCCGTAGTGCATCTCAGAAACTTTGCGAAGGTAGGCCCTGTCAACAAACCTGACCTTGCGTATCGCGGTTGAACTTGTGAACACATCCACCTGAGCGCAGAAGTTCCTTGCATGGGAAGCTGCCGCAGCAGTTCCCCCATGAAAGACCTCCGCCTCCAGATACTGGCAGGGAATGATGTGTTCCTTGGGAGACTTTCCAAGTGGTGTTACATAGTGGTACTCATCGGTGATTGCATCTCCTACGAACAGGACTTTGTAATCCCTTACGGATTCGATCAGTGCAATCGCAGATTCGACGCTCATTTGTAAGCGACGCATTTTTCACAAATCGTGCCGGCAACATCCTTCGCGAGATGAGCTTGCCTGAGCGCCTTAAACTTCTCTGAGTGCCAGCCTTCCATGAACGAGACTTCATTCAAGTCCGCCATTTCGAATTCTCCCACGGCATCGAAACAGCACGCTGATAGTTTCCCGGTGCTGGTGATGTGGCCTTCGGTAAAAGCAGACCAGCAGGGGAGCGGGTCTCGCAGGGCTTCCAGTCTTCCCTGGTTCCCGGCAATCGGCTTGAAACCAAGTTCTTCCTCGCGCTTGGTTGCGAAACTCCCCATCGAATAAAGCGGAAGCATGTAGTGCTCGTCAACGTAAGGACGGACGAAGCCGTTGAGGACTCGTCGCAGTCTCTCGCCCTGCTCGCCATCATAGGCAATGCTTGAAGCATACAGTCCGCAGCGACGCCCGGTACGGGCTTCGACCTCATCGCGCACCCTTCGGCACTCCCTGACATTATTCAAGGCATCGTAATACAGCTTCGATTTTACCCCGGTGATTTCCTCGAACTGTTCCGGACTCGCCCAATTGATCGAGAACTTAAGCGAATCAAGACCATTCTCCATGCACTTGCCGACAACCTCCGGTTCGGCAAGACTGCCGTTCGTCGTCAAGAACACATATGGGAATTCCCTGATGTATTTGGCGTGCTTCACTGCATTAGCCAGCAATTCCGGCTCGGTAAACGATTCCCCGAGAAAGAAAAGCCCCAGTTCCTCGACGCCGGCCTCGCGCATTTCTGCGGTCAATCTGGTAAACAACCCCCAGGACATGGGTTGTGTGGGCTGTTTCTCCCTCATTCTCAAGGCGCAGAAGCCGCAACGGAAATTGCAGGAGCCGGTAAGCTCGATCTTTACGGACTTTGGGGCAGGAGGCGCGGTGATCAGATGCGACTCTGGAATCCTCGTGATCGCGTCGATTTTGTCTGTGATCATGCGGCGAGCGCCAGGATCATCACCAGCGCCTTCGGTGGTTCTTTCTTGCGCGCCGATTTCAATCCCCGGCCCGATCCTCGACACGGCAAGCTTTATCGAACTCCAATTGTTTCGCTTGCTGTTCTTGGGCGGCGTTAGCCTTCATCATCTCGATTTGAATGTCAGCTTGCGCAAGCTCGCGCTTAAGAGCGATTTCCGCCTTCGCTTTTTCCCGCTCAAGCCTCAATTCCTCCTGTTGTGCCCATGCTTTCAACTGCAATTCGGCTTCTTTTGCCTGCCGTTCGGCGGCCAGCTTGTCTTGCTTAGCTTGCGTATCAGCCTGTAATTCCGCAACTTTCACTTGCTGGTCTGATTTGAGCGCCTGATTCTCCTGCCCCATCTTCTGATGCTCGGCTTGAAGCTTCTGGAACTGCTCCTGCATCTGTTCCATCTTCTCCTTCAGCTGCGGAGGAATCTGAGGCTGTTCCTTCATCATCTTCAGAATCCGATCCTTGTTGGAAAGAGGGGAGGCCATGATCACAGCTTCCGGGGGAAGCGGGAAACCTGACTTCACCATCTCTGCCATCGCCTGAAAGTCCTCGACCTCCTGTGTCACCGTGTCGGGAGCGTCATCCATGACGATATCTACATCGAGATTCACGATGTCGTTTTCCGTTGAAACAATCTCCTTCATCAACGGGTCCATTGCAATCCTCTGCTGCAACTGAGCGAGCATTTCAGGAGGAGCGCCCTTCGCTTGTGCTTCCTTCAGCAGTTGCTCGCCCTTCGTGATGGGCTTGTTCAATCCGACGAACTTGAGGTTGTTCTCGTCGTCCGTGACCCTGACCCACATCTCAGCCTTCCAGTATTGCTTCACCCGGTTCCAGACCTTGCGGTAGACCCGGATGTCGAGATTCTTCAGGATATCGAACATGGGGGCAAGCTCGGTCTGTCCGGTCAGAGCCCGTTGTCTCAAGGCAACCCCGGACTGGATGGTCTTGTCCTTGCCCATTGTCGCCGCGTTTGCCCCGATGGAATCAATTTCCATCTTCGCTTCGCCGAGGAGGTTGAACTGTCCGGCAACCATGTCCCCGGTAGGAAGAATCCCGAAGTCCTTATTCAACTCCCCATAAGCAAATTCAACGTGACCGTCAGGCTTCGCTAGCTCGGCCCTTGCCTTGTTCACATCTGCTACAGCACCAGCAGTCCCAAAGGTCTGCCGGACGGAGAGAAGGTGAAGGGCTTTACTCCGGCGCTTATTGATTTCGTCCTGAATGTCCAGAAGCTGCTTCACCGCGCCGTATCTTCCGCCCTCGCGATCCACGAAAGGGGAAGCGAATTCGTAGGCATGTTCCGTCTCCCCTTCCTCGTTCTTGTAAGGAGAGATTTTCGGGGACTTGCAAAATCCTCCTCTTGTGAAACAGCAGTAGTACCAGTCCCCGTCCGACCTCTGGTAATACATCTCGACGATCTTCACCCTTTTCCTTGTGTTGTCCATCCACCTTGGTTTGTCGTCGTAGGTGTCGGAACCCGTTTGCATGGCCTCCAGAACGTCCCTCGCTTCCGGGTACAACGCAAGCGCGTCGTCATAGTCCATCCATACGACTTGGCCGAGGTATTTTGCGTCCGAGAAGTCTTTCCTTCTTGAATGAGGATCGTACAGTAGCCGATCCCACATGATGTGACGGATGAGAATCTTGAATTCCTCGTCCCCCTTGGGTTTTACGATGATCTCAAGCCCACCAGTTCCTTCGATCAGCAGGTTTTCCCAGGCATCCGATCTCTTGCGCTCGTACAGATTGTCCTGAAGAACGAATCTGACCGCTTCAGTGGCGGCGGTTGCCCCTTCGGTGTGTTTTGGGGTTCTCGGGAAGGCTTTTGCGGTGGTCCTGTTCGCTCTTTCCAGCCCCATCAGGCCGTCGATCTTGGGCTTGATGCGGTTGATGACGGTAGGGGCCTGCTTTTGCTTTGCAAGTTTGGATTTTTCCTCTGGCGTCCACTGCTCGGAGTCGTAATAGGCCCTGGATTTCTCCGCCAAGTTGCGGGTTTCCAGAGTAGCATCGTCCGATTCGTTCACCCACTGAACGAGCATCGAATGCTCGTCATCGGCGACGACGTTGGAATTCGGAAGCGCTACGGATTGGTTGTTTTTCTTCTTCGCCATGACTTACCTCATGCTGTACGCCATGATTCTTCCTCTTTTTCCTCAAACCGGAGCCAATGATCGCGTTTCGGTTTCTCGGCTTTCGATTCCATCATCCAGGGACGGCTCATCAAAGCCATCCTCACCATGTCGTACTCGTGATCTTCCTGATCAGTGTCAACGTCTTCTGATTTCAGCCCGAAGCGGTGCTCGTCCATCACGACATCAGGCATCGTGCGCCAGAAGCCAGCGTGGCAGTTGCGCGCAGCGAAGAACATCGGACCGTCTTCGTCACCAGCGATGCGGTTTCTCACTTCCGCATAGCCTGTAATGCGCGAGTTGTCGGCCTTCCTGAAAATTACGCCATGCCGGTTCATCGTCTCCGCAATCGACGGCCCCCCGTCAACCTTCCACATCGACGGGTCGCCAACGCGGTAAGCAACCCTGCGCTTGCCTTCCAGTTTCCTGATATCCTCGGCAACTTCAGGCGCCTCCATGCGAAGCCCCTCGTTCGGCTTCCCGTTCCAGCCGTACCACTCGTCGAAAAGAATCACCGAACCGCGCCGGTAGAGCCTGCCATCAGGCAGCGAATTGCCATCTGCCACCGCAAAAAGCCCGTAGGCGAACGGTCTGGAACTGCCCCAATCGAACGAACCGAACACGAGCCAGTCCTCGGGCGGCTCAAGCGGCTCTACACAATGCACGTCACGCCGCAGCTTCTCGAACGCCTGCCCCGCAATGATGTCCCAGTCCCCGTCGAGCATCGCCCTGACAAGGGAGTCCGCCCCCAGCCCTTTCAGCCGGTTGGAGTAGTCGGGGTCCTCCGCCATCAGGTAAGGGTTGTCGGAGAGCTTCGCGGGGATGAACTGGCGAACCATCCCCCCCTCCTCGGGGCTTGCCCGCCAAAGCTCCATCGGAGGCTTCGGATTAATGAACGTTCTCTTGACCCACGCATGACCAATCGAGCCGGGGTTCGAGGCCGTCTCGATCCTCGGGAGGAGCACCTTATACTGCTCCGGTACCTTCAGCCCCGCCACCCGTACTCTGGACCGGAGAAATCGGTACTGAAACTCAGAGAAATGAGTCAACTCGTCGATCATCAGAACGTGAATCTCAGCTCCCCGGTACTTCTCCACATCGTTCTCGGAATCGCAGTAGCACAGGTGTAAAATAGAGCCGTTCCAGAACTCAAACTCATTCTCAACCGACCTGTATTTCACCCTCCCCGCAGTCGTGAACTCATCCAAGAGAACCTGAAAACTCGTCGGCCCCCTCAAATGATTGTCCCTGAGATCAGGAAGGGTTCTCCGAAAGAGATAAACCTGTATCCCCCCCACCTCCACACACCACCTGATCCCAGATACCCTCAGGAGATAGCTTTTACCCCCACCAGCCGCCCCCCCATACAAAACCTCGGTTGCCTGAGTCCCAAAAGCCTCCCCCTGCTTCACCTGTAAGGTCAGTTGCACTTCGGCCACCTCTCAGCCTTCCCAGCTACTACCGCACGCCTCACCGCCATGTACATCCTCATGTACCCAGGTGCATGTCGGTCTGTGTTAACTAACCTCACCTTTCTTGTGTTAACGAATACGTGAGCCTTCCACTTCGGATGTCCAGGACCCCCGCAGTCTGGGCAGAGCTTCACTTCAAATCACCACAGCGGCAGACGTAGATATCCCCACACACAGCAACCCCTTGCCCCTCGTGCTCACGAGGTAGCCCCCCTGTCTAGAATTCAACACGCGGGGATAACCTGTGGATAAACTCATTTAACATAATGCATATTGTGCTTGCCGCACTGCACCAACACAGAACAATCAACTACTTGGAGTTGGAGTTATCCACAATTACCGCAGATTGGTCGTTGTGCGGTGCAATCTGTGGTGCCTGGACAACGGTGATATTGAGGATCGGGGCTTGGCCGCCTTGATGTTCAACCTGGAGATTGTCGCCGTAGATCGACCGACAGGTGCGCTCCAGCACCCACTGGGCCATTTTGATCTGCTCTCTGGTGCGCGATACAGATACATTGTCCACGGCCTTCTCCAGGTCGGTCTCGGCCTGATCCAGTTGTGTCAGTGCACGCGCTGATCTGTACTGTTGCCACTGATCCGGGATATTACGCAGGATTGCCCTGTAGATTGCCGCGTGGGTTACGCCGATAGACTTGGCGATCTGGGCGATTGATTCACCGGCCTCGTAGCGCTCCATGATAGGTGCCAGGCCGTG